TGGACCAGTAACAATTAGTGGTACGATTACGATTCCATCAGGGAGTACATTTGTAATTTTATAATGAGTACATTAGAAACAAATTTAGTTCAACCAAGCACAGGCACATCTTTAACTCTAGGTGCATCGGGAGATACAATAACTATTCCGTCAGGGGCAACTATAACTAACTCTGGAACAGCAACAGGTTTTGGTGGAAATAATTCACCCTCTTTTAGAGCAGAGGTCGCATCTGCACAAAGTATTTCAGATGCCACCGCAACTGTAATTGGTTTTGGCACAGAAACTTTTGATAATGGCTCTTGTTATGATGGTACTAATAAATTTACTGTACCAAGTGGAGAGGCTGGTAAGTATGTAGTTTATAGCCAATGTAATTTAAATCCATCTGATTTAAACTACGCAAGTAATTTAAGTTTATATCTTTACAAAAATGGAAGCAGATGGACTATTGCAAAAACAGATTTTAGAAATAATACTGGTTCAAGTTCAACTATAATTGTTCAAGATACAATGGATTTATCAGTTGGAGATTATATTCAAATATACGCTTATATTGACACAACATCAGGAACACCATCTATAACAGGACAATCAAATTTAAAAAGTGTTTTTTCAGCATACAAATTAATAGAATAATATTATGGCAAACGGAACATTAAAAGTATCGAATATAGAAACAAGCTCTGGATCAGGGACTATTACTATTGGTCAATCTGGGGAGACTATTACTATTCCTTCAGGTGCAACTATTAATATGTCTAGTGCAACACAAACAGGTGTTGGTGGAGCTAACACTCCATATTTTTATGCTAGAAAAACAAGCACACAAACGATGACAAATGGGGCAGATGTTAAAGTAACTTTTGATACAGAAGATTTTGATACTGGTTCTGAATATGACACTAGTAATTCAAGATTTACGCCTGGAAATGGAAACACTTATAAAATTCATGCCCAAATAAATGCAAAAGGTTCTAGTAATACTGTCTTGCAAGAAGCAAGAATAATTCTTTTTAAAAATGGTTCAGAAGTATTTCAAATGAGAAATGATACTTATACTAATAATGCAAATTGGATGGCTCCAAGTATAAGTAAATTTGTAACAGGTAATGGAAGTGATTATTATGAAATATATGCAAATATATACGTTGGAAGTAGTGATGCACAAATTAGATCAGGAGCATATTTTTCAGCATTTAAATTAATAGGATAAATTATGACAAGTATATTAAAAGCAGATAACATACAAGACGCAGACGGTAATAACATTATCAACGAAAGTAGTAACACTATTACTATCGGTGCATCTGGTGACACGATCAGTATTCCATCTGGAGCGACGTTTAACATAAACGGAACAGCGGGAACAGGGATTGGAACTAACACTCCAGCTTTTGAAGCTAACCTATCGGCAGAACAAAATGCAAGTGATGATGTGTTTACAAAAATGGATTTTGATGAAGAAGTTTTTGATACTGATGGTGCTTACGATCATACGACAAATCAGAGGTTTACAGTGCCCTCTGGTCAAGCTGGTAAATACCATATTTATTCTAATGTTGTTTTAGGTAGTGGTTCAAATACAGATTTAGTAGATGCTAAAGTTGCAATTTATAAAAATGGTTCAGTTTATTCAAGAACAATAATGAATAATGAAACTAACTATACTAGATATACGCAACTTTCTGTTGCTAGTACTATGGTATTATCTGTTGGAGATTATGTTGAAATATATGCACAAGTTAATAGAGCTAGTGGTACTGTTGAATTTAGAGCACAGAATAGAGAAGCAACATTTGGTGGATATAAAATAATAGAATAGGATAAATTATGGCATTAACTAGAATAGGACTAAATCAATCAATAAACTTAGCAAGCAATGTTACAGGAACATTGCCCGCGGCTAATGGTGGTACAGGTGCAACTAGCTTTACAAAAGGTAAAGTTTTGCAAACTGTTAGTGCAAACAAAACAGATGCGTTTTCAACAACATCTACAAGTTTTGTTGATGTTACTGGATTATCTGTTTCAATAACTCCAGCTTCATCAAGCAATAAAATTTACATAGTAGCAACTGTTTATATGTCTAGTGAAGATGCTCCAAATCATTTAACACTTCTTAGAGATTCAAGTAGAATACAATCTTTTCAAGATTATGCAGATTATGGTTCTTCTGGTGCTTTTGGAAGTTCTATGTCTTGTTCATATTTAGATTCTCCATCAACTACTTCTGCAACTACTTATAAATTACAAATACTTTCTAATTCTGGAAATAATGCAAAAGTAAATCAACGTTGGGATAGTGGATCAGCAGATATTGGAGACAGCACAATAACAGTTATGGAGATAGAAGCATAATGATTGAAAAAGCAATATTAAAAATAAATTCAAATGCAAAATTTACACTTAATGCAAATGATTTGGATCAGATAACTTGGCTAGAAGGAACAACACCTATTTCTAAAGCTGACATAGAAGCTAAGATGGCAGAGTTACCTACTGCTGAAGAAGAAGCTGCACAAAAAGAAACAGACAAATCTTCTGGCAAACAAAAACTTAAAGATCTAGGATTAACTGACGCTGAGATAAAAGCACTGACAGGAGCGTAATAAATGCTCGGTCATAGTTCCATATCCGCTACACCGATAGCTACATCATTATTTGATCCAAATGTATCAATAAACGTTTCAGGTAATGCGCTTACAGTATCTGTTGGAGCAGCTACAGCTTTAGCTGGTTCGGTATTTGATGTAACTGGTAATGCTCTTACAATCAACACTGGATCTGTTACTATTGAAGCAGATGCTATTATTAACCCTGGTGGAATAGCATTTACCCTAGGTGCTGGAACCGTTACAATTGAAGCTTCTGCTGTAACATCTGTAACCGGAAATGCGTTGACGATGGCCACAGGGTCTGTTAGTATTATCGCTGAAGCAAATGTAACGCCAGATGCAACACCTTTGACAATAACTGTCAATGATGCTACGGCAATAACATGGAGTGAAATTGATCCAGGTGTAAGTAATACTTGGACAGAAATAAAACCTTATTAATATGGCATCAACTTTTTCAACAAACTCAAAACTCGAACTAGTCACTACAGGTGAAAAGGCAGGTCTTTGGGGAACTATTACCAATACAAACCTACAGATATTAGAGCAATTATCTACGGGTTATTTATCATCAGCACAACTAGCTTCTGGTGATTTAACACTAACCTTGGACCAAGGAGCAACGTCCAATGGTAAAAATATCTATATTAAATTAACAGGCACACTAGGTGCAAACAGAAGTATAACTATACCAGATAGCTCTGAAAGAGTTATTATATTTGAAGATGCAACAACTAGAGGATCTTCAGCTTTATATACAATTACAGTAAAAACTGTATCTGGATCAGGGGTTGTATTACCAATAGGATCTACATCTTTAGTATATTCTGATGGTACAAATGTTCATCTTGGCTTACAAAACAAAGGTTACGTAACACTAGATTCAGGAACTATTACAGCATATACATCTACAGATGGTGACCAGATCTTTGCTAATACTACATCAAACCCTATCACAGTAACATTACCAGCATCTCCAAGCGTTGGACAAGAGATTGTAATTATAGATGCTAGAGGTACTTTTGGATCTAACAATCTTACAGTTGCAAGAAACAGCTCAAACATAAACTCTTCTGCATCGAATCTTACTTTAAGCACTAATGGTCAAGCTGTAACTCTAGTGTTCATAGACTCAACAAGAGGCTGGTCATTCAAGACAAACACGGCGTAAGGAGCATGGACCATGGCCCTTATTGATTTTAAATTCAAACCAGGAATTGACAAGCAAAGCACAGAAGCTGGTGCAGAGCAACGTTGGGTTGATTCTGATAATGTTAGATTTAGATATGGCCTACCAGAAAAAGTTGGTGGTTGGTCTTCTCTAGTTACAGATTCTATTGTTGGTGTTGCTAGAAAACTTCACTCGTTTGTAGATCTTGAAGGTAATAGATACGTTGCAATAGGCACAGATAAATTTTTACTTATATACTTTGAAGGTAGATTGTATGATGTTACACCACTTGCAACTACAATATCAAGCGCAACATTTACATCAACAGGTAGTGTAACAATCACTATTACTACATCTGCCGATCATGGTTTAGAAATAGGAGACATAGTATTATTCGACAATGTAACATTACCATCAGGTACAGGTAAATCTGCATCTGACTTTGAAGACAAATCTTTTCAAATCCTAACAGTTCCAACATCAAAAACATTTACTGTTAATTTTACCAGTACAGTTACTGCTGCATCTGGTGGAAGCATAGATCTAAAACCGTATGAAAAAGTAGGACCCTCCGCTCAGTCTTACGGTTATGGATTTGGTATTGGTAATTATGGTGGTACTGTAACCGGTGTTATTTCAACAACTTTAAACGGATCGTTGGGCGCAGACACTGCAGGAACGGGCGGAGGGTCTACTGTTACATTAACATCTACCACTGGTTTTCCAGCAGGCGGAGGAACAGTAGCTGTTGCAAATGAATTAATCACATACACAGGTATTAGTTCAAATGATTTAACAGGTATCACTAGAGGAGCGTTAGGTACAGCAACGTTTGGTACATCAAACGGACAAGCTCACAGCAGTGGTGCAACGGTAACAAACGCTACAACGTTTGCTGGATATGGTAACGCTGTAAACGCTGCAACGGTTACACTAGAACCAGGACTTTGGTCGCTAGATAACTTTGGACAAGTTCTTATTGCAACAATTGCAAACGGTAAAACATTTACATGGGATGCATCTATCACAGCTAAATTTACAACAAGAGCATCAACTACGACATCTGGTTTTGCAACAGGAAACAATCCAACAGCAACAAGAGTTACAATAGTTTCACCAACAACAAGACACTTAATTCATCTTGGAACAGAGACCACTATCGGCACATCCACAACACAAGATGATATGTTTATAAGATTTTCTGATCAAGAAGATATTAACACTTACGCACCATCTGCAATAAATACTGCAGGAACTTTAAGACTACAAGATGGTACAAAAATTATGGGTGCTATAAAAGCAAAAGAAGTTATTCTAGTTTGGACTGATAATGCTTTATATACAATGAAATTTATTGGTGCTCCTTTTACATTTGGTTTAGAACAAGTTGGTACAAACTGTGGATTGATAGGTAAGAATGCAGTGGTAGAAATAGATGGAGCTGCGTTCTGGTTGAGTCCCAAAGGTTTCTTTTTATTTGATGGTACAGTTAAATCTATACCATGCACTGTTGAGGATTTTGTTTATGATAACTTTGATACTACAAAAGGACAACAAGTATCTGCAGGATTAAATAATCTATTTACAGAAATAGTCTGGTCTTATCCAGCACAAGGGTCTACATTTAACGATAAGTATGTAGTATTTAATTATGCAGAATCAGCAGGCGTACCTGGTGGTGTTTGGTATACAGGAACAGAAGCAAGAACAAGTTGGATGGATGCAACAATATATAAAAACCCTTTTGCAACTAAATACAATAGTTCTGCAACAGGTACTTTTCCAGAAATTATAGGTGAGTCTGGTTTAGGTCAAAGTATTTTATTTGAACATGAAGTAGGAACAGATCAAATTAATCCAGATGGTACAACTACAACAGTGCCATCTTTTATAGCATCCTATGACATAGATTTAGAAACAAGATCAAAAGACGCAAGAGGTAGATCAACAGGACCAAAAGTTGCTGGTGAAGTATTTTTAGCTATGAGAAGATTTGTGCCAGATTTTAAAACATTACAAGGTAATGCAAAAGTTAGTTTAAATGTAAAAAGATATCCACAACAAACAGAAGTACAAACTGCACTAAGTCCTTTTACTATAACATCTAGCACAGATAAAAAAGACACAAGAGCAAGAGGTAGATTTGTAAGTGTTAAAATAGAAAACGATGCAGTCAATGAGTCTTGGAGATTTGGAACATTGAGATTAGATTTACAACCAGATGGGAGACGTTAATGCCAAAGATTAATGTAAGAATACCAGAACCAAAATCAGAATACGATTTTTCAAACCAAAAACAAATAAATAGAACTTTGTCTTTGGTAGTAGAACAATTAAACTCAACATATTTAAGTGAAACAAAAC